ACCGGGAGTATTAAGACGCAAATCGGATTGCATGATTTTGGTAAACCACGCATCAACGATTGAACCCGTCAACCCCTTCGCGACAACCTGGTTCTGGAAGTAAATCCAGCACGCTCGTTTGTCAGCGGGAGCAGGGAAGACTGGTCTGTCTTTAAATTTCTCAATGATGTCCGACACACTGATGGTATTCATACCGTCGAAAGCGTTCAGCACTTTTCCGACGTAAGTCCCATCATGAGTGAAGTCAAACTTCGCCTCCTCAGCCGCTTGGGACATCATTTTCAACGCGATGTCTCCCAGAAACGACTGGCTGTCAGTAACGTATAACGACACGGCTTTCCGAAGCATAACCACACCTGGTTTGATCTTAGCAAGAGGATCACCTGATGTATGTAGCTTACTAAGTACACGTAATGGGTCAGCGAAGCTGCCGGGGTCGGATGATGGGTTCGGCCAAACACGTCCGAGGAAACAGACGGGGTCTGTCTCACTCAGAATGTCAGGCTTGATCTTCATCCCCAATACATGAGCTACACGCATGAGAGAATTTGGATCGGGGTGACGACCGAAGCCGTCATCCCCACCAAACAATCCCATGCGGAGCATGGCCGCTGGTGGACTCAGGTTGATCATACGGAGACTAATGTACCAAAGGACAGCATTAATCAACGTATTACCAAGGGACGTGAGAGCACCACCGGATAACTTAGTGTACCAATGATTATACCAGACGCTATTTCGCGTCTTGAAATTGCCCCAAAGTTCAGCATCGAGTAACTTCTTCAGTCTATCGGTGTATCCTTTGAAAAGCGTCGTTAATGTGCGTCGTTCAATGTTTCGGCAGAAGGCACCTTGGGATCCATCAAATTTAGAGAAGTCTATAGCAAATTTGACTCCGTCATTAAATTCGGTAGGACAACAAGTGACAACCACAGCGTCACCGAGTTCACTAGGACTAAGACCAAACGCGTACCACCTGACATGTTCCTTAAGCCAATCAACGATTGGTTTCACGAAACACATCAAGTCAGCGACTTGATCCGTATCCATGTTAGTTATGTTCCGAGGATCTTTGGGTTCAGTATAAACCTCATCCTTCTGGAAAGCGGTCCTCTTAATACGTGATATTATGAGGGGCCGAC